CCTCCAGGAGCACCTAACTGTAAATTAGCAGGTGGTGGTGGAGGTGGAGCAACAGCTGCTGGTGGTGATGGATCACAGCCAAATGGAACAGGTGGATCAGGAGGTGCAGGAGCGCCAAATACAATTTTAGGATCAGACACTACCTACGCTGGAGGTGGCGGTGGTGGAGCTTACGGAACTAAAGGATGTGGAGGTGCAGGCGGTGGTGGAAACGGAGGCCAAAACGTTCCTATAGATCCAACAAATGGAGCTGCAAATACTGGTGGTGGAGGTGGAGGAAGTGGTGCTCAACCTACAGGAGGATCAGGTGGTCCAGGTATCGTGGTTGCGAGAGCTAGTGCTTCTAATGGAGTTTACTTTACAACATGTAGTTCGTGTGCACCCGTTTCTTCTACAGATGGAACAAACATGATAGCTCAATTTAAAGCGTCTACAAATTTAAATATTTTAGATACAGGATGTGCTGTAGCATTTGATTATTTGGTTGTTGGTGGAGGTGGTGCAGGTGGTGCTGATTCTGGTGGTGGTGGAGGAGCAGGTGGTTATAGATCTTCTTTTTCAGGTGGTACAAAATTATTTTTAAGTCCAGGACCACACGCCATAGTGGTTGGAGGCGGTGGTGCAGGACAAGCAGTTAATGTTGGAGGAGATGGTAATCCTTCATCGGTTGGATATATAAATTCTGGTGGTGGCGGAGGTGGTGGTAGAAATGCTACTAATCCTGTGGAGCCAGGAAGAGCGGGAGCCTCTGGAGGTGGAGCAAGTAATGCGGGATGCACTCCAGGAGGAACTGGAGGTACAGCTTGTACGGTATTTAGTTCACCTGCTTTAATTGGAAGACAAGGAAACGCTGGAGGTAATTCACCAAACGCTACTCCTAGAGGTGGTGCAGGAGGTGGTGGTGCTGGTGCTGTTGGTGGTGTTTCATCATCTGGTAATGGTGGTGATGGGGGTGATGGTTTATCAAATTCTATCAATAATTCAGCAACCTTCTATGCAGGTGGTGGTGGAGGTGCTGTGGTTGCACCAGGAACCGTTGGATCAGGAGGAGCTGGTGGAGGAGGTGATGGAAGTAATTCACCACCAAGTGATTCTGGAGTCGGACAAAATGGAACCGCTAATACGGGTGGCGGTGGAGGTGGTACTAGAGCTAATCCTAGAGCTGGAGGTTCTGGTGGATCAGGAATTATTATATTAAGAGCACCTGGACCTTTAGGGCCTACATTTACTCTAACTCCAGGAGGGAGTAAATCAACATTACCAGCACCTGCAGGTGGTTGTACGGTTGTTACATTTACTGCCAACGGTACGTTGACTATAAGTTAAAATTAAAATATAAATGTAAAAAGGAGAAAAGATATGGCACATTTTGCAGAATTAAAAGAAGAAACAGATCAATTTGATAGCTCAAAAACAAATTTAGTTGTTCAAAGAGTTGTGGTTGTAGCAAATGATATTGAAACAGCTGCAGGTCTTTTAGGAGAAAACGATATGCATGTTGATGGAGAAACATGGTGTGTTAATTTTTTTAAGGGTGGAATTTGGAAACAAACTTCTTATAATAATAATTTTAGAAAACAATATTGTGGTAAAGGATTTGTATACGATTCAACAAAAGATAAATTTTTATCACCACAACCTTTTGCTTCATGGTCATTAGATTCAAACGACGATTGGCAATCACCAATAACATATCCAACAATTTTAGACGATGGTCAAGCAGAACCAGAATGGCGTTACACAATTTCTTGGAACGAAGAAAAATATAATGCTGACAATACGACAGGTTGGGAAGCAACTAAAACAAACGACGAAGCGGAAACACCAGCTATATACGATTGGAATGGCACAGCTTGGGTGTCCGAATAGGAGGACACAATGCCAAGATCAAAAGTTGGCTCAGCAAACGGTGGAGTAATTGGAAGAGCGAATAAAGCTTCGTTTGGAAAATGTGTTGTTACAGTAGTAACAGGCACAGGAAGTTCACCTGTTTCACCCGCAACTAAACAAGTAAATGTTTTAGCAGTAGCAGGTGGTGGTGCTGGTGGTCAAGGTTCACCTATGGGTGGTGGAGGTGGAGCTGGTGGTGTTGTTCAAGGATGTATTACAGTATGTGGTTCTGCATCAGTTGTAATTGGTGGTGGAGCAACAGGTGGTGCATCTACTTTTCCTTCAGGTCCCTTAAGTTATCAAAATGGTTGTAATACAACAGTAACAGGAATTAATTCAGCAAACGTAATTACTGCGTGCGGTGGTGGTGGCGGTGGAGCTAGAGGACCAGGTGGTCCATTAGCACCGGGTAAAGGTGGTCCAGGCGGATCTGGTGGAGGTGGTGGTAATCCTGGTTCGGCACAAACAAATCCAGGAGTTTATCCAGCAACAGCAGGTTGTGCAGTATCAGGTCAAGGAAATAATGGGGGTGCAGGAGCGCATGGTTCAGGTCCTCCAGGTAGAGAATTTGGTGGTGGTGGAGGTGGCCATGGAGCTGTAGGAGGATCTGCTGCACAGACTCAAAACACTTCTCCTTTTGGATCAGCAGGAGCTGGTGGTGCAGGTACAGATTTTAGTCCAAGTTATCCAGGTTTACCAAACTCAGGAGTTTTAGCTGCAGGTGGAGGTGGAGGTAATGCTTCTCCAGGAACTTGTTCAGCAGATGGTGGAAGTAGTAATACAGGAGGTAGAGGTGCATCTTCAAATCCATCTAGTCCTAGATCAGCAGGAAATGGAGTTGTCAACACTGGTAGTGGTGGTGGAGGAGCAGCTGCTCCTAACGCTAGTGGTAACGGTGGATCAGGTGTTGTTGCAATTAAACAATTAAGTAAAGCAAGTGGTGTGTGGTCAATGCAAAGTCAATTTAGTGCAATGTCTCAAGGAACATGGCCAAAATTAGGATTTATTTATCAATATTTAGTAGTAGGTGGTGGAGGAGCTGGAGGTAGATCTTCTTCATCACCTGGCACTCAACCTTTTGGTGGAGGTGGTGGAGGAGCTGGAGGATATAGAACAGCAGGACGTGGTCCATCTCCATTACAAGGAAGTGAAATTTTTTTAGCTCCAGGAGATTATGTAATAACTATTGGAGGTGGTGGAGCTGGAAGTAATGGACACGGTACAAGTGGAGATCCTTCAGTATTTAATGTTTGTGGAGTAGAGGGCACAGATAAATTTACATCCGCTGGTGGTGGAGGTGGTGGAGGTTCTGGGAATTCAAATGGTAAACCAGGAGGATCTGGTGGTGGAGGAAACGGAAGTCCAGAACCAGGATCATCTTTTACAGGTGGTACAGGTAACCAACCTCCTACAGATCCGCCACAAGGAAATCCAGGTGGTAATACACCAGGAGCAAGTGGATCTCCAGGAGCAGGTGGTGGTGGAGCTGGTGGATCAGGAAGTAATTCACCAGGTGGTGGTGGAGGTTGTGGAGTACAGAACGATATTTTAGGACCTCAAACTACATACGCATCTGGAGCACCAGGTTCTGGTGTAGGTCCTGAAACAGGTAATAACGGTGGAGAAAATGAAGGAGATGGTGGAGGTGGTTCAAACGGAGCTAATGGAGGTAATGGTGGTTCAGGTATTGTTGTTATTAGAGGACCAAGTGCAATTACTTTTACATCAAGTCCAGGTCCATCCGCTTCAATGGCAACTAGACCTTGTGGACAAAAAACAGCAAAATTTACAGCCTCTGGTACATTGACAATTTCTTAACAGTTGATATTTAATATTTGTGAATCTTTTAAATTATTACTGGTATTTTCAGTCTGCAATACCTGAACGTATTTGTGATGATATTGTTAAATATGGAAAATCTATACAAGATCAAATGGCTGTCACTGGTGGATACGGTGATAGAAAATTAAATTTAAAAGAAACAAAAAATTTAAAAGAAAAAAGAGATTCAAATATCGTGTGGATGAATGATAGATGGATTTATAAAGAAATACAACCTTATGTGCATCAAGCTAATGCTTCAGCAGGTTGGAATTTTCAATGGGATTTTTCTGAGTCTTGTCAATTTACAAAATATACTAAAAGTCAATTTTATGATTGGCATTGTGATAGTTGGGATAGGCCCTACATAAGACAACCTAACGATCCAACACACGGTAAGATAAGAAAATTATCAGTGACAGTAACTTTATCAGATCCTAAAGATTATAAAGGTGGTGAATTAGAATTTGATTTTAGAAATCAAGATCCTGATAAAAAAACTAAAATAAGAAAATGCAAAGAAATTTTACCCAAAGGTTCATTAGTTGTGTTTCCAGGTTTTGTTTGGCATAGAGTATGTCCAGTAAAAAAAGGAACTAGATATAGTTTAGTTATTTGGAATTTAGGATGGCCTTTCAAATGAGCATGACATTTCCAGAAAAATTAAACCTTGAGCAATATTTTTCATGTCCAATATGGTGGGCAGATCAACCAAAATTTGTAAATAAATTAAATAAAGCCTCTGATAAATATATTAAAGAAGCACAAAAAAGATTAAAACCAGATATAGATAAACGGAATAAACAGTTTGGTAATAAAGGAGATATGGGCCATGTATTTCATTCAACAAGTTTGATCGGTGATCCTAAATTTAAAGATTTACAAAACTACATAGGGGCAACCGCGCATAATTTATTAAGTGAAATGGGTTTTGATTTAACAAACTATCAATTATTTACAACTGAAATGTGGGTTCAAGAGTTTGCTCAAAAAGGAGGAGGACACCATACTTTGCATACTCATTGGAACGGTCACATTTCGGGATTCTATTTTCTCAAAGCAAGTGAAGCTACTTCATTACCTTTGTTCGAGGACCCGCGACCAGGCAACATCATGAATCTATTACCAGAAAAAGATAAATCTCAAATCACATATGCAACTTCACAAGTGCATTATAAAGTAAAACCAGGTAGAATGTTGTTTTTTCCATCTTACATGCCACATCAATATATTGTTGACATGGGATATGAACCATTTAGGTTTATACATTGGAACTGCCAAGCCATACCAAAAGGAGTATTAAATGTCGTTCAAAAAAAATAAATACACAGTTTTAAAAAGTGCAATATCAAAAGAATTAGCAAATTTTGTTTATAAATATTTTAAAAACAAAAGAAGTGTTGCTAGATTTTTATTTGATCAAAGATATGTCTCACCATTTACAGAGTATTGGGGTGTATGGAATGATAACCAAGTTCCTAACACATATTCACATTATGCTGATACTGCTATGGAGACATTGTTGCAAGAAGTAAAACCTGTAATGGAAAAACATACAGGATTAAAATTATCTGAAACATATTCATACGCTAGAATTTATAAAAAAGGAGATGTATTAGCTAGGCACAAAGATAGATATTCTTGTGAAATATCCACTACACTAAATTTAGGAGGTGACCCATGGCCTATTTATTTAGATCCAACAGGTAAAAAAGGACAAGCAGGTATTAAAGTAGATCTTAAACCAGGTGATATGTTAATATATTCTGGTTGTGATTTAGAACATTGGCGAGAAGAATTTTCTGGTGAAGATTGTGGACAAGTGTTTTTGCATTATAATAGAGCTAATTCAAAAGCAGCCAAAGAAAATACATTAGATAAAAGACCTTTATTAGGCTTACCAGCTTGGTTCAAAGGGTTTAAACAATAAAAAATATATTGTATAATAGGCTATGGCATTAGCAAAAGTACAATTGATACCTGGATTTGACAAACAAGTGACTGAAACAGGAGCGGAGGGTCGTTGGGTTGACGGTCAGTATGTTCGTTTTAGATATGGTTTACCTGAGAAAATAGGAGGGTGGGAACAACTAGGTAGCACTACTTTAGTAGGAGCAGCTAGAGATCAACACACATGGTTTGATCTAAAAGGTAATAGATATGCAGCGATAGGCACAAACAAAATTTTATATATTTATTATGAGGGTGCTTTTTATGATATACACCCTCTCGATTCTTCAAGACAACAATCTTTAACCAGTTGTTTTACTACAACTAATAGTTCAAACATAGTAACAGTAACTTGTCCATCTACTACTGGATTAAATGTAGGTGATTTGGTGGTTTTTTCTAATGTTAGTGCCATACCAGGGACATCCGCATTTACCGCAGCTGATTTTACTGCTACTTTCGAAGTTAAAACAACTCCAACCACTTCAACTTTTACTATCCAAATGTCAAAAAATGAGGGGGCCTCAACAGCATTTACAACTACAGGAAGTGCCACTTTAGATTTTTATTTTGTTGTTGGAAGCACAACGCAAATTCCAGGATTTGGTTATGGAACTGGTTATTATGGTGGTACAACTCTTAATCCTGCTACAACAACTATGAATAATGGTGGTACCTTAGCAGCTGGTCATACTACTTCTGTTACTTTGACAAATGCAACATCTTTTCCAAATTCAGGCACAGTTTTGATAGGCACAGAATTAATAACCTATGCCAGTAAAGCAGGTAATATTTTACAAACTTTAGGTAGAGGAGCACAAGGTACTACTGATGCAACTCATGCCGATGGATCTACTGTAAAAGATGCAACTAACTTTGTTCCTTGGGGACAAGCTAGTGGACTTGGAGTAGACATAGAACCAGGACAATGGAGGTTAACAAACTTTGGTCAAAAACTAATAGCTTTAATTTTCAACAGCGTGGCTGTAGAATGGGATCCATCTGCAACTGGAGCGATAAGCACTCCTCTTAGAGCTACTTTAATTTCTGGTGCTCCTACTGCTTCTAGAGATTTATTAGTATCAACTCCCGATAGACACTTATGTTTTTTTGGAACAGAGACAAGTATTGGAACAACTACTTCTCAAGACGATATGTTTATAAGATTCTCTGATCAAGAAGATATAAATACATATACTCCAACTGCAACTAATACTGCAGGAACTCAAAGATTAGCTGATGGATCTAAAATAATAGGGACTCTAAGAGGTAGAAATGGTAATTACATTTGGTCAGATACCGCATTGTTTACGATGAGATTTATTGGTGCTCCTTTTACATTTGGTTTTGAACAAGTAGGTACAAACTGTGGTTTGATAGGGCAACATGCAGCGATTGAAGTTGATGGTATAATTTATTGGATGTCATCAGATAGTTTTTTCTATTTTGATGGTGCATCTGTTAAAAAACTTCCATGTTTAGTAGAGGATGATGTTTTTGGAAATTTAAATAATAATTCAGAATTGATTGTGCACGCGGGTGTTAATGACAAGTTTAATGAAATTACTTGGTTTTATCCTTCTTCGGATTCAAATTTAATTAACAGATCTGTTACTTACAATACAAGAGATGGTCAAAATATACCTGGAGGTGTGTGGACAACTAATACAGGATCATTATTAAATAGAACAACTTGGGTTGATCAAGGTGTTTATGGAGCACCTTATGCTACAGCATTTGAATCATCAGAAGCACCTACTCAAGGATCTATAAGTGGTGTGTCTAATGGTGCAACTAGATACTATGCTCATGAAATTGGTACTGATCAAGTTAACACTTCTGGAACCACAGCTATACCTGCTCAAATAGAATCAGGAGACTTTGATATTGATAGAGAGGGTAGTGGAGAATATATGATGCGAATCGCAAGATTTATACCAGATTTTAAAAACCAAACAGGAGATGCAGAAGTAACAATTTTTTTAAGAGATTTTCCTACAGATACACGTGCATCGTCATCAAGTGGCCCTTTGATTACAGGACCATTTACTGTCACAACCAGCACCACACAAGTATTTTGTAGATCAAGAGGTAGAGCAGCTTCTTTTAAAATAGCTAATACTGGAACAGGACAGACATGGCGTTTTGGAACATTTAGAGCAGACATACAAGCAGGAGGTAGAAGATAATGGCAAAAGTAAATCAAATCGTGTCTCAAGCAACACCAACATATCAAGCTGAAAACTTAAATCAATTTGCAAGAGATATAAATAACATTGTGCAAAAATTAAATACAACATATCCACAGGATATAAAAGATGATGCGGAGGCAACGGCTTTCTTTTTAAATAATTAATGGCTAAGAAAAAAAAATCTCAATTTGGTACCCCTTGGTATGAAAGACCTAAACCAAAAAAAAGACCTGGAAGACATAAGAAAAACCTTTCAAAATCTGAAAAAAGAGATTATAAACCTTACAACCGTCAAGGTAGATAATGGCAAATAAATTTATTAATAAACAATTTAATCTTACTACTACTAATGCTGTTGCAGTATACACAGTTCCTGCAGAAACAGTCGCCATGATTAAAAGTATACAAGCTTTTAATTCAAGTGCTGGCTCAGTAAGTGTATCAGCTTCAATTACTGACAACTCAGCGAGTGCTACATTTAATTTTTCTAGAAGAACAATGCCTACAGTAACAACATCTGATTTAGTAACTGGTATAAAAGTCTTAGAAGAGAGTGATAAGTTAAATCTAACGGCTAGTCACTCTAATGTAATTTCTGGGACTGTTGCAATACTAGAGCAGGATAGAAACTAATGGTTGAGTACGTAACAATAAAAGGTGAAAAAGTTCCTAAAATAAAGTGTGAGTCTGTTACTACATTGAAGAATAAAAAAACAGGTAAAATATATAAATCAGAAGAAGAAATAAAAAAGGAAGGAGTGGATTCAAAAGACATTCAAAGAGATGTGAAGATTATTATTCCAGAAGGCTTTGATGTTTTTGGTAAAGAACCCTTAAAATAATGGAAGCAAAAGGTGGAACAGAGCTACAGTTTGAAGAGTTAAGAAAAAGAATAGACTCCTCTTACTTCAAGAAATTTCAAATAACAACATCAGTACCAGAAAAAGAACCAATAGATCCAGATAAGATAAGTATATTATGGATGAAGAATTCTTATGATCAACCTAATATAGCTCCTTGGTTTAAGGAAAAAGAAAATCACAGAAAGTATGACTGGTATGTATTTAATTCTCATTGGACTTATGAAAAATTTAGATACGCTTACGGATTGCCTACCCATAAATGTTGTGTAATTAAAAACGCATTACCTGATATTGAATGGAAGCCAAGACCCACTTGGAAAAAAGGAGATAAAATAAAATTAATACATACTTCAACACCTTGGCGTGGCTTAAATGTATTACTTGGAGCAATGGAATTAATAAAAAGAGATGACATAGAATTAGATGTTTATAGCTCTACTAAAATATACGGTGATGAATTTGATAAACAAAACAAAGATCAGTTTCAACCTATGTATGATAAAATGAATACTTTACCAAATGTAAACAATATAGGATACAAACCTAATATTGAAGTTATAGAAGCTATGCAAAGCACTCATATATTTGCATATCCATCAATTTGGGAAGAGACATTTTGTATTTCAGCAATAGAAGCAATGGCAGCTGGTAATATGGCTATCGTTACTAACTTTGGTGCGCTTTATGAGACATGCACTGAATATGCGCATTATGTAAATTACGAAACAAATATGTATACTTTAGCTAAAAAATTTAAAGCAGTGATCGAGTTTGTTGCAGATAACTATCATGAACCAGTTCTACACGACAGATTAAAAGATCAGGTTAAATTTTATAAAACTTTTTATAATTGGGACATGCGAGCTAAAGAATGGGTAAGTCTGTTTGATCAACTGTTAAAAATTAAAGGGATGGTATGACATACAAAATAGACGAAAGCAGTATAATAAATGAAAAAAATATATTTGGTCAAAATACAAATAAAGGTAATGAAGTTTTAAATTGGAGTGAAGAAGATCCTAAAAAAATAAAATTATTTTTTACATCCCCTTGCCATGGAGGTGTAGATATTCATTACATGAGAGCAACCCTTGAAATGCAAGCAATGTTACAGAGACATAAAATACCAGTTACATTTCATTTAATACAATCTTCAATAGTAACTCAAGGACGTAATTTATGCACATCTGCTTTTTTAAAATCTAATTGCACTCATATGTTATTTGTAGATACAGATGTAGAGTTTGATGAAACATCCTTATTGACCATGCTCAAAGCTGATAAAGATATTGTCTTAACACCTTATCCTATGAAAGTAATAGATTGGGATAAAGCAAAAAACATTAGTGAAAAATCAGGAAGACATATAAGCAAGTGTGGTTACTATTATCCAATGGGTTTTATAGATCCAGAAAACATAGAATGTAATGATGGAATCACTGAAATAAAAAGAGGACCAGCTGGTTTTATGTTAATAAAAAGAAATGTATTTGTTAAAATGGCTGAAGCTTATCCTCATCTTAAAATTAAACAACAAACCATGCTTAACCAACAGATGAGAGAAACAGAGCATTTTTGGAACTTTTGGGACACAGAATTTGATTCTGAAAAAGGCACCTTTATGGGAGAAGACTTTGCTTTCTGTAAAAGATGGACAGACATTGGAGGTAAGATATACGCTAATGTTGATGCTTATATTACTCATCATGGCGACTATAGTTATCGTGGAAGGTTTATTGACGAAGGAGCAAAAATTAAGTAAATTGGTGGGAATAAAGTTTTTACAGGAGAAATATGCATCCACTTTTAATGTCAGCTCTTATATCTGGAGGTATCAATGCCTTACAAGGTAAAAGAGGCTCAAATCTATTAAAATCAACAGTCACAGATACCCTTATGTCAGCAGCATTGATGGGCGGGACTAATTTAGCTATGGGACAACCAGCTAATCCTTTTGCAAAAGATTTTGCATTTATGGGTATAAATCAACCTATACCAGATAACCCTGTTACAAAAGCAGGAATCATGGAACAGATGCAAACAATTTCACCTGAACTAGCCAGAGCAGGTAAACTTCCAACGAAGACTCCTACGTTTTCTGAATCTATAACAAGTTTTACAGATGTTTTTAAAAGACCAAATCCGAAGGGAGCAGATTTACCTGATGTTTACGATCCAGGTAAAGTAGGTATTGGAGCTGGTGCTGCAGCTCTTGGAGCTTTAGGTCTTGGAGCATTCGATCCTAAGCCACCTAAGAAAGCTAAGATACCAGGATATAATAAATTTTATGCAGCTGACCCAAGCATGTTTATGCCTTATGACGATCCAGATATTGCTCCAATAGATTACGGTAAATACCCAGATGAGCCATATAGTAATATGAATCAAGGTGGAATCGCATCTTTTGATGAGGGAGGAACAGTTAGAAATATAGATTTAGACCCAGCAGAAATATTTAAAAAAGTAATGATGGAAGGTTATCGACCAACACCAGAGGAAAAAGAAGCACTAGATAAATATTTAGCAGGTCAAGAAAATAAAAAAGGTGGTGGTATAATGGGATTAGCTGAAGGTGGTAGAGCAACTAATCAACCGATTGAATCTGTTGAGGAATCAACGGTAGAGGAGGAGACTGTTCCTGCTCCTCAAGGGCTGCCAAGAATTCCTTTTATGGATCCTAATATGCCAATAGCAACACCTATGCCTGGTATGGTGGGTATGCCTGTAATGGGAATGAGAACTGGAGCTTTAGTAGATAAACTTCCAAGTATGTCCAATACAGATGAAAACAATCCAAAAAATTACAAAAGAACTTCTGGTAAATTAGTTGTTGATGCAGCTGGAAAAGGTAATGAAGAGAAAGATACGATGTTAGCGCAACTAGCGGACGGAGAATTTGTGACTAAATCAAAAGCAGTAAGAGGTGCAGGTATTGCTTTAGGTGCAAATCCAAAAGATAAAAAACAACAAAGAGAATTAGGAGCTAGATTTTTTTATAAACAGATGGCAGACTTTGATAAATTAGCAAAAAGAATGGCATCTTAATGAATTTAATAAGGGTGTGGGAAAGTGAAGAGGTAGACAAAGTTTGGATTTTTGTGAAAGACTACATACAAAAAGCATTAGATAGCTCTGGTAGCTATGCTGATCATGAGCATATTAAAGATCAGGTAAAGAAAAACATGATGCAACTTTGGGTAGCTTTTGAAGAAAAAGAAAAAAAAGTCTACGCAGTAGGAGTAACAGAATTAAAACAGTACCCTAAATATCGTACTATGAATTTTAGGATACTGACAGGAGAACAAATGAGTAAGTGGGTTCATTTTT